TGATTTCCGCATGTTGTACTCACCTTCGAGTAATCGATTCCAGTCAATTGATGTCCCAACTTTCGAGGGAACAATTTGGAAAAGACCACGCGCCCGGTCACTATTTGGCAACCATGGTCCTAGCGCTTCTGCATCCCCACCGGACTCAATCGCCATGATGATTTTCAGGAATAACGGATCGATGTTCTTTTCTTTTCCGACCTTGATCATCAAATCATTCCACTTATCAGTACCTTTGAGGTTCGTAATGAATCCAGAACGACCGGCAATCGTATCGGCTCCTTTGTAATTATCAGAACTGAGGTTTCCGACGACTGCCTTGCTTCCGGGTGCGCCTGGTGAGGAACTGCCCGTGTTAGCGTCAATCGTGACGTCATATTTAATCTTCGTGAACGTGTTCTCGGCAGACTTTGTCGTATCGATGCTTGCAACAGCCGCCGCGTCCATCTTGATACCGGTCAAGGCACCGCGTTCCCGTAGTTCGAGCTTGCCTTTGTAGGCTCGGACGTAATAACTCCGCCCTGTCCGTTGACGTTCCATCCCCATCACCGTGAACAGGATGGTCTGAAGTGTTTCCCCGACGAACTCAAGGTTGCTGTACACCGTTTTCGTCTTCTTGACATATCCCGGTTTTAACCCGACCCGCTCGCAACACATCTCGAACACTTCGGACAGTGTGATTTTCGAACGACTGAAACTCGTCTCGGAACGATAGAGATAATAGGCATCATCGTGGCAGGTCAGAATCATATCGCCCGTTCCGGATCGTTGCCGTTTAAACATGCGGCCGGAAAACAAGAGAAAGTCATCTTTGTAGATTCGCACCTTTTCTCCGGTATCGAACGGGATATTAGCGTGACTGGATAGCGTTACGGTCGCCGTCCGGTGCAGGCGGTCGACCGATCCCGTCCAGTTGATGTTTTGTGTAATCGAACTGACGTCATACCGTTTCTTCTTTTTGCGATGGTAATAGTACACGATATAGCTCATGACGTGAGCCTCCCGAGCACGATGAAGGTCCGCGTTGCCATATCTTGAATCAACACGACCCGGTTCCCTACTGCGGCATCATCCGCCGCTGTCGTCACCCATTCCGCTGCCCCGACCGTCCCGTCATTGACTGCGACGCTGAGAGGTGTCAAGGAAGCGATCACGCCGATGAAGAGACGGACATCTGTGTTCTTGCCTTGCTTTTGAATATGATTATTGAAGTCATCGACCCATCCCATGCGCTCGCCTCCTTATTTGATCGTCTTCGTCTTAATGGTCGGATTATATTGTTCGGCAATCGTGATCGTGTACAAGATGTCATGCGTGCCGCCCTCGACGTCCCACTCGAACGACCGGATGTCGTAATAGTTATCAATCGAAAGTGCTGGAATCCGCACCCGGAGTCGGGAATCGTGGAACAGACGTTCATCGAACCAACGCGCGAGCTTGACCGGATCTTCTACTTGATTGACTTGTAGAAACCCGTAATCGATGGCCGGGAAGAACGATGTCCAGGTCATCGAGCGACTGGAGACCGCACCGCGTCGTGTATGCGTCCGTTTCCGGATGGTGGCGACATCATCATAGTTTGCCGTCCGGGTACTCGGGAGTGATTCCGGTGTGACAGGAATCGTGACGGTCCGACTTCGATTCGTATAGACCGTTTTCTTCTTCGTGACATACCGCGTGACCCATTTCCCATTGACCTTGCTTCGTTCTTTCACCTTGACGTTTTTCGTCGTCTTCCCTTTGTAGTAATGGGTGAACTTAATTTGAATCATCTTCGCCATCAGACCACCCCCGCTGCTTGTAGTCGCATGAGGATTTTTTCCCCAATGGTATCGATGTCCGAATCACTGCGGACGTTAAATGTGTTCCCTGTGATGACAACTCCGCCTTTGCTTTGTGTATTGCTGTTACTCGGATAATCGCGATTCTCTTGGCGCGTGAGGACTCGTTCTCCCTCATGTAGATTCGCCATGTAATCGTTCTTCGGCACATAGGAGATTCCGTTAGCATGCGAACCATCCGCCTGCGGTTGACCGAGTAGTTTTGAGTAATTGATGTTCTCTTGCCGTGTTAAGACACGTTCCCCTTCATGCAGGTTCGCTTTGTAATTGTCTTTCGGGACGTAGGAGAGTCCATTAGCGTGTGAACCGTCGTTGTACACGAATTGATCCATTAAAGGCTTCGTCCAAGCGTTCAAGAGCCCATACTTCTTATCTCCGGAAAAACTTTCGTTCATTTTATCGATGCCGCCGAACCACGAATCACTTGCGTCATCCACTTTCTTCATCGACCGGATGCCTTCGTTGATCGTGTCAATGGTGGAGGCAATGCCGGACAATACTTTTCCGAATGACTGGAATGCTTCTTTTGGTCCAGATAGATCCTCGCCTGAGAACAATTCCATCGTTGCGGTGAATGTGTCTCCTAACGAGGTGATGATGCTTTTGACGCCATCAAACGTTTGAATGGACCATTCTGTGATGTCTTTCCATGTAACATTGACCCCTTCGCCAAATCCGAACACATCTTGGAGTGCTTCTTGGAACTTGGTACTCATCGTGGATGTGAATTTCGTGAGTCCCTTTTCGTCTGCGAACAACGCGTTGACCTTCTGAAATGCCGGATTCAGTTCATCCAACATCCCCATGCCCATTGCGGAGAATGTTGACTTCACATTCTTTTGCATTTTAGCTAACTGAGCAGGCGTCGACTTGCCGATTTCTTCGACGAACTTGTCATCAATTCCGATGTTATTCAGCGTCGTATCGACCGCTTGAAGGTTAGTCTGCCAGTCTGCTTTTCCGTCAAATCCGTTATCACGTAAATCTTTCTTGGATACGTTGAATACTTCTGCAATGGACTGAATATCTCCAGCCATGGCCTCTTTGAGCGAGAAAGAAGCGCCTTTGAATCCTTCTTCTTTATTGAGCGTTGCTAATCGTTGTGCGATCTTCAACATTTCTTTCAACTGATCCGTATCTTTCGTGTTCTGCATGAAGGAAAACGTTCCGCCCATGATTTCTTCATTGTCATAAACAGACTGCATCCCGAAGTCTTTCGACATCTTGTAAATATCGCTCCCCTTCTCCGGAGAACCGGATAAGGCGTTGATTTGCAATTTCGTTGATTCGACATCCATTGCCGGCTTGATGATGTTGTCCCATGTACCTTTAATTGCGATTCCCGCGATGGCTGTTCCCGCCCCGAGAGCGGCCGTCGTGATACCACCAATGACACCAACTACACGAGAAAGACCACCTGCCAGTCGACTGATTGAACTACCGGCTTCGCTCCCCATTCGTCTAAAGCCAGCACCCATACGAGATATAAGACTGCCGGAGCGGTCCATATCCGAATTGTTTCGACGCAACCAATCACTGATTCGTGAAAAACGGCTAGTCGAGTCTGACAAACGTGAATTGAACTGACGATAAGAACGCTCTGTCCGATCGGTTTGTTCCCCTACCCGGCGTGTGTCATTGCGTAGTTCATCCATGCTTCGGGAGGTTCTGTGTGCATTTCTTTCAAGGTCGCTCAAACGTGAGGACGCCATGTCCTTTGCGTCAAAGATGACCGTATAGCGTTTTTCTGCCATTTACATTACCCTCCCGATTCCATGTTTGAGTCGTTCTTGCTCTTCTTCTAATTGGACTTCCAGTGAGCTATATGCCACGCGCTTTTGCCCTTCCGTCCAGTTGTAGATTTCATGTGGAGGGATGCCGTGCAAACGGAATAAGTGGTGGATCATGAACGCTTCTGTGACCGGTTCATTGTCATTCCGGATATCCCCGTCCGCACGCAACCCTCGCATTAGTTTTTTAGTTCATCGTCTTCCTGCTCCAGTTTGCTTCGTGGAATATATCCAAGGCACTCCATAATGGCCGCTTCGATGACACGCTCTTCTGCAAATTTGATGGTCCGCTTGACTGCTTCGACGGCATCGAACGTCGTCCCGAGTCCCAACGCTTCATACAAGTCTCCGTTGAAGACCGGATTCTCGTTGTGATCATGTAGACTTCGCACGATACAAAGAGCATCAATCCGTTCTGAACGAACCGCATCACTCACAGGTACTTCTTTTCCATTCCGTTTAGCAGGACGTTCCGCTTCTTTGATGATGTCCTTGTATTGTTCCGATGTGAGTTTGACGAAGAACGGCGTATCCGCGAGCCCTTTTAATTCGACCTCAATCTTCGTTTCTTCCTCTTGGCGTTTGAGTAGCTTTTCAAGTAAGGTTTGATTTGTCATTTATGTTGTGCCTCCTCTTGGATTAAGTAAAAAAGAGAGCGGTTGCCCGCCCTCCGTCATCGATTGTCACCGTTCTTGATCTTGACGCCTGTTGCCACGAACGCGTATTCCTTCTTGACGGTTTCACCGACCTGGTAGTTCGCCAAGTCGCCCGTCGTTAGCTTGATGTTCTTTAAAGCGTAAGAGAAACGTTCGCCCGACTCGCCGTCTTCAAGCTCCGCTAAGATCGCGAGATTGTCTTGACCGCGGAACGCGGAACCACTGAGCAGGATCCGTTGCAAATACTGCGAGTATTCGAACGCGCCGATCGTACCCGTGATTTTCGTGCTTTTGTGTTTGTACTGGACGATTTTCTTACGCGGTAACTTCACTTCGTCGTATTCGTGCTCCACCTTGACGTTGATTCGGTCGATGTACGTGACCGGTTTGCCGGATTCCCAGTACACCATCATGCCCGTACCGGACATTAACTTATCGCCTTCTACTGCCATGCTTACGCACCTCCTGTTGCTGCTGTTGTCGGTACGCTACCGACTTGGAAGTCGATGTAGAACCGTTCTGCCGCGTCGATGAAATAGCCTTGAATCAACAAGAAGATTTGATCGCCGACCGATGGGTAATCCGGATGAATCGAAACGACCGTGCCCGGAGCGACGACGCCCTCATCCACCAACGTATCGATGAATGTTTCCAGTGCCGACGTGAGGATCTCTTGTCCCGGTAAATCGTTGTTGATCTTGCCGATGAACGAGCTTTCGATTGCCTCGTTGATGGTCGTTTGGAAGACGGCCGCATTGTAAGCGATCCGAAGCTTGCCGTTCGCGTGGTGAGGTTTCGATGGGTTTGTCCCTTCGACGACCTTGCTCGACGTGATGGCAGCGTCTAAGACAACTTCCTGCCCGTTGTGAATCGGAACCGCAACGCCTGCCAAGAACAGGTCTTCCCGCTCGGATTTCGTCAAACGACGCTCCACATCCGATAAGAAGCCAATGATTTTGCGTGTAAGCGAGCCTTGTGACATCCCTTTGCCACCCTGCGCGCCTGCGAGCCATGCCGCGAGTTCGCCCGGTGAGATGACGTTGCCGTCGAGATCCACGCCACCCATGCCGATATACATGAGGTCGCCGTGTTTCCCGGAAGCATATGCCCCTTTGATCGCGGTGTTGTCTGCGAGTCCTGCTGGACCACCGATGACGCCGACGTAGTTCTTACCGTCGAGTTCGTTGCGGATGCGCCATGATTTGAGGTCTTCCGCGTCTCCTGTCGCTAGGTCGCGACCAAGTGTGAAGACATCGAAGTAATACGGGTCGAGTTTCGTCAACCCGCTTTCGAGTTCTTCTGCATCCTCCAAGACGTAAGCGACGATTTGACGCGCCCCGCCTTCGAATGCCCGTTTCGCAAACTTGTAGTTCGAGACGCCCAGTGCGACGAGCGCTTCCCCGACGTTCCGGAGTGTGACGACCTTCCCTTTACTTGCGGCAAGACCGTTCGTGACCATCCCGATGACGCCCCGCTGTCCTGGACGGATGGCGGCTTCTTGCATCTTCTCAATGACCATGTAAAGACCAGGTAAGACCTGATCCGGACCATTCTTGTCCCAATATGCCATGTACGTGCTCCTTCCTTATTCCAAAAAAGTAGCGACCCGATTGACAACCGGACCGCGTGAGATGATATGTGCTGTATCCTCCATCCAAGACACCGTCAAGGTGACGGCACCGACCGAATCGACCGGGTTCTCGATGGCACGGATGTTGGCTTCCTGTAACTCGAACCTACCGATGATGGAATTGTTCGCCGCATAGAGCGGGATATGGTTCCGACGCTGTTCGAGTGCCAGCAGGACTTTCTCGGCGTCTGCCTGTGCCGTCGTGCGTTTCGGAGCGAAGAACGTCACCGTCGCCATGACCAAACGCCGGGAGATGCCCGATGCGGAAGGTGCTGCCCGTGATAAAGGAGTGGACAAGAACAGGCAACGCTCAGTGAACGTCGCCGGGACTTGATCCGTGTATGATTTCGTGATGCCCGATTCCGCGCGACAGAAGGCGAGGAATGAGCTTTGTTTCTGAATCGCCATGTCAGCCTCCTAACCGCCGTTTAATCGTGCCATCAATGCGTTTCATGATGCCGACTGCCATATACTGCTCAGCAATCGATTGAGCGATGTCGAAGAAGTGCGTCGGCTCGACGAACGACTTGCGTCCGACCGTCCAGTGGCCGTCATTAACATAGCCAGCGTATGGATTTGATGTACCGACCTCGACCTCGTAGCCACCGTTGCGTTTCTCGAACACGTTGAAGCTGTTACCCAGTGAAAAGCTGTTCAACATGTCGCGGGTGTCAACGAGCTGTTGCCGCACGATTTCTTTCCGTGTTTCCGCCAGTAACTCTGCACTCGTTGCCTCGATGATCAACGGCATGTCTTCGATGAGGTCCTTCTTGATGCGTTCCATATCCTTCGCAAACTCATCAAACCCATTCATAACGCACTCTCCCGTTGAAGCGGGCACTCGATATGATGCTGTTTGACCTTGTGCGGCTTACCTGCCTTGTAGACAGACCCATCGATGACGACCTTGTCCCCTTCCCGGAGGTCGGTCGCATACTTGAAATGAGCCATGTCATCCGAAGACGAGACTTGCATGGTGTCGGTCTGAATGAGCGTTCCGCGTCCTCTGACGAGGTAACAAGGTACGTTCGTGAGGTCCGGCGTACTCGGATATGAAAAAGCGTCCTCTGACGGGAGACCGAAGCCCCCGCCGGAAGACATTGTGTCGAGATGATAGATGTCGGCGCGGTCGGAGAGTAGCTTGTCGTAACTCATAGGTACCGCATCCTAACCTTCGGTGTTTCAGTGAAGACCGGCTTGACGTAGGCTTCAAGCAACGCCGTGATCTCGGGTTTCCCACGGAGACCACTGCCGTCTGCCATCGTGTAGCTGTAATCGCCAATCTTTTCGCTCTTATAGCCCTTCACCGCGCTCTCGTCGAGGGCAGACAGGGCATAGTATTCCGCAAGCTTCTTGCACGCCAGTTTGACGCGGACAGGAACGGTCGGATACTCATTCGTTGGAAACTCGTGATGCACATAATCAAAGATGTCGGCTTCCGCTTGAATGATGTCGTCGGTCAGTTGTTGGTCACTCCGCGCCTTGACCGAATCAAAACTGGTATAGGCACGAAGTTCCACTGGTGTGATAACCGGCATCAGACCCCTCCTTCCTGCGTCATAAGAATCGCGTCAATCAGTTGTGCTTTCGTCATGCTCGAACGGCCCACGATCTCGAGTTCCGCGGCGAGCGACGTCAGATCCGTTTTCGTCATGCTTTCCAGCACGTCACGCATCGTGTAAGGCTCCTGCGTCAGCAGTTCATCGTACGTCAGGCCGAGTTCCTCCATCATTTGATAGATGCCGTAGGTCTCGACCTGGTCATACGTTAGTGCGAACGGAGCCGGCTCAGGGTGTTACGGCGTCAGCACCGATGTAGACGA